CCCCAAGCTTTACAGTTCCCGTAGTAGCCCCCAGAGTTCGCACGACTCTGGGGGTATTTTTTTCTGCTTGACAATATATTGTCACCGTAGTATATAGGAGTTATCTTATGTAACCACGGGAGACGATAATGCCAAAGTTTAAAATTACCTTTTGTGATGTTTTTGAGGCAGACGACGAGTTAGACGCCATTGATGAGCTTCGGGCTTATCTTAGAGAATGCGTCGAAATGGAAGATGTAACCGCGTTTGGTTTTGAGGAGATAGGTTGATGGGTAGACAGAAAAACTTTGAAAACATGACGCATGAAGAGCGTTGTGAATATTGGGAAAAGAAGCGGGCAAAGGAAACCGCGGACCGCGGGGCTCTCATTCAAGAAATGGAAACCCAACAGCCTGAGATGATAACGGCTGTTAAAGAGCTAAAGGCGATTGCACATCAAATCGGAGTTGAAATGCAGTATGAAGGCGCAGAAGCTATCTGGGTCTCCGATATGCACAAGCTGATTGATAGGGCAGAAAGAGTCGGCCATTTGTTTAACATGGGGGATTGAGAATGAGTGAATACTCGCCTGTTGAAGGTTGCGAAGAGTGTGAGTTCTTTGAAACCGCTTGTCCTGAGTGTATTCTGTATGGCGAGGCTTTGAAGAGAGCCAAGAAAATAGGCCATACTTGGAACCAAAGGCCACCTTCTAATTTACGCGCTAAATGGCGTAAAAAACATGGGGTAGGTGAAGACAATGCTGAGTGTAACACGCTGTAATAACTGTAACGAACCGGCTGCCGCAAAAGATGGTGGCCGGTTCTTGTGTTCTGACTGCTGGTTTAACGTATGGGCACCACGGGAGATGCTACATGGACAAGAAAGAAGAAATTTTAAAATTGTCGAGAGACATGGACTGGCCGACGGCCCTCAACGAAATAGAACGGGTGGTAGATTTACACGCTTCACTTACAGTATCTAAAGGTGAGCATACCCGTGAAGCTTATAAGCGGGCGTGGAAAACAAGAGCCGCTTGGGAAAGGATACAACGTGGATAGCAATGATAGCTTCGATGAAGCCGGTCAGCGGGTTGAAGACCTGTTGGATGAAATGGCCAAGGATGGTCACGGCGCAGGGGCCGTCATGGGCGGCGCACTGACCGCGATTATCTTCCGGCTGATAATATCCTCGCCGGACTCTACGACGGCCATTGGCATGATTACGTCATGCATGGCCAGCGGAGCCCGCGCCGCGGTCGAGTATGAAAACGAAAACGCGGAGACGACGCATTAAAAAAACCCCCAGCTTTGCGGCTGGGGGTTTTCGTTTATAGGTATTTGGCGAACCGACGCTTGGCAGGATGCCACGCACCACGGCTCTTGACGTAATGGTCGTAATGCCAGCCAGCCTCTTCTATATACCGGCCATCTTCAGTATCCTGTATGTACGTCCACAGGATAGAAACCGGTCTATCTTTTTTCAGCGAGAACTGCTGGGTATACATCTCTGCAACTTGCAGAAAGAAACTAGGTATCTTGTAAGACTTGATCATGGTGCCTTGAAACAAACCACGCACCTGATCTTCAATATCATAAACAAGGACGGGCATTTGTCGTAAGGATATGTCTTCCTTACACCTGTCGTTAATATAGTGCCGCCGTAATTTATGAAACTTTTCGTCTGGCTTGAAACAAACCCGCCGCACTTCCAGTATGTATTTTCTGTTTGTGCGGCCACATGGGTTGCCCACTATCGCCACCCCTAGTAACTCCCGATGCTTCAACGACACATGATGTTCATACAACGCATAGCAAAAAGCTATATGCAAATCAGGCAGAGGGTCATTGTGTCGATGCCATTTCTTAACTGCACGATTGGCCTCGACATTACTTATTGGTTTTATCACTAGCATGATAAAGTTCTCCGTAGCTATTAACTTGTCAAACAGCGAAGCTCTAAGCTTGTTCCTATTATACCACGTCATTATTCGATATTGACGTGACGGGTATAAAAAAGTTTGTCAATAAATTGACAACATATTGTCACCTAGATAGAGCTCTAGTCTTGTATAAGAGTATATCATAATATCGCATAAAAGTCAATGCGACAAAGTGTCGCAGTACAAAACGTGAACACTCTAGCTGGAGTGTCAATTTTTTGACGCATATAATCGCATACCTATAAAACTTTTAAAAAATTAATTCTTGACAAGTATGGGATAGTATGCTATAGTATAAGAACAATCAGAAATGATTGTACGGATGGGGCGGGGAACCCGAACCAGCGCGAAACCCACTAGGCTCTGTACTGCATCCGAACGGGTCAATCCTACGGTCATAGTAACCGCCTCATCCACCCGCTGTTTGAAATCGTTAACTACTACGGGAGGTCAGTATGACTGATTGTGCAAAAGACTGGGTGTTGCCCAACGGCTTCACCTTTATCGCTTCAACCGCCGGATTTTACGGCTCGTGGGCCAAGGCTCTTGACCCACTGACCGCGGCCCGAAATGCGGCAAAATATAACGGTGACTTATATCCGCATTTTGTTTCCGTCTGGTACGGTCCTGACGAAACCAGCCATGTAACAGACATGGGCGGCTTGTCCTACGCTTCAGAAAGCGCAGACAAAATGGTGCCGGTCGGCTTCTTTGAAGTCGGCAAAAATAGCATCAAGCCGTCAAAAGATAAGAGGTGTACACACCTTGAGTTTGTCGAAGAGTGGTTGCGTTACTTTGATAGATCACACCAGCAATGGGTGAAACATCAACAAGAACAATAGCTTAGAGAGCGCGGCCCACGGGTCGCGCTTTTTTAGTAACGGTATCACTATATAGGCTCAAAAAATAAAAAAATATTTTTTAGTAAAAGTAGGTGTTACCGGTGTTACCGCGTTACCTTTGTATGTTACTCGTTGAAATATATAACAAAAAAAAGTAACACTTCTAGGTAACACCTTTTTTTCATAGTGTTACCTCAAAAACGGCCTTATTGGCTGAAATTTTGGTTTTTATAAAAAATATTTTTTGCTCTATATAGTGTTCTGCGTTACTAATATCTGAACGTGACCTTTTTAACGGTGGTATTATGGCAAGAGTAGCGGCGGGTAAGATAACAGGAAAACCTAGAGAACGTAGGGGCAGACCACCGGCTGGCGTGGATCAGCCCCTGACTCGTAAGCAGGAACTTTTTGTAAAAGAACTTGTGAGTAAAGACGGGCAGATTACGTTACGCGAGGCGGCTATCAATGCTGGGTACGCTGTAACGTCTGCACATAGCAGGGCTTATGAACTGACGAACCCGCATATTTCACCGCACGTCGTGGCGGCTATACAATCGTATCGGCGGGAACTTGATGAAAAATACGGCATCACGTTTCACCGGCACGTCAGGGATTTGCAGAACATACGAGATCTGGCTTTGCAGAACGGTGCATATAGTGCCGCCGTGCAAGCTGAATACAGACGGGGACAAGCGCAGGGGGACATATACGTCAACAAATCAGAAATCCGTCATGGCTCTATCGACAGTATGAGTAAAGAGGACGTTCTGAAAGCGCTAGAGGAACTCAAGCAAAGTTATGCCCCAGTCACAATCAACGTCACGCCGGAAGATGAAAACCCCAGTAATCGCAACAAAGCGAGAAAGCGGCTTTTACAAGCAGATAAAGGAAGCGGCACAGAGGTCGAGCCGGAAGTTACTGCTGACGCGGATTGAGAACTATGTGGGAGCCGGAATACCAGACCTGCTTATATGTGACGAGCTTGGTGTGTTTCATTTTGTGGAGCTTAAATTTCTGACAAGCAACGGGGTCACGTTACAGCCGTCACAAGTGGCGTGGTTGTCCCGTCATCAGCATAGCCCGTCGTGGATATTGATTAAAAAGCAGAACAAACCGACAGATGAGCCGGAAATGTTCTTGTATCCTGCTAGCGCGGCGGTTGATTTAAAAATGGATGGCTTGCAATCCGTTGAGCCAATACACCATCAAAAAGGCAAATTTAACTGGGACGTGCTTTTTGACTTGATTTGTCCCACATAATCCTATATGTAGGGACATCGTTAATTACTACGGGAGTTATGAACGATGAGTGAAACAGCAGAACAGCGGATGTTAAAGGGATTGCGTCAGTTGATTGATTATAACTGGTGCAGTGAACAGCAACATTTTTATGAAGAAGGTGAACCAGACAATCACGTTTTTCGGGTGTTGCAGGATTTGAACTTTTATTTAGAACAGCGGGAGATTGCGAACTAATGTTTATATTTTCTATTATTGGCCGTTTGTTATACGGGCCGGACTGGGAAAAGCACACCCAAAAGCGAACGCGACATATAAGCCGACGCCGTAGATAAAATTTTAAAAAATACTAGGCCCCGTCAAAATATCTTGACGGGGCTTTGTTTGTCATATATATGGGATAAATCGCATTAACTACGGGAAATAGAAAAATGCTTAAAACTGTTAAAAATTCAACCGCCAATAAAACGGCGG